ATTTAATTTATAATTTTTATTATTTTTTATTGTATCAATATATGAGTAAAAATAATAAAAATATTAAAATAAGAAATGATGCTATAATTAATAATTATATAAATCAAACAAAAAATAAACCTAACTTATTACCAACTACTGAAATTATTGATTATATTAAAAATAATTATAATAATTTTATAAAAGAAAAAGAACAAAATATTATTGCTGGTAAAGATGAAATAGAATTAAGTAGTATTTTTTCTATTCCACCTGGATTAAATTTACCTGAAAAAATAGTAAATATAAATACTAATTTTAAACAAAATCCTGAAATGAGCTTAGATAAATTATTAGCATATAGTTTATGGTTTAAAAGTCCAGACTGGTTTCAAAATTTTAATAATGTTGTAAAGTTTAATATTGAATATTTAAAATATCAAATTGGAAAAGATATTAATAGAATACCCATAAAAGTAAATAATAACACTTTTTCTTTAATTAATACTGAAGATTATTATAAAACTACTGATAATTTTAATGTGTTTATTATGAAAACGTTAGCAAATAATCAAGTTTTAATAAAACAAAATACAATTTTAAAACTTGATATATTAATGTGTCAAAATTTATATAATTTTATTAGTCAAACTATTTCTTTATTTATTATCAATAAAATCTCTCCTGAGTACGCAACTGAGACACAAGCAACAAAAGATATACAAATATTTTTAAATAATAATGAACAATATGTTGTATTCAATTTTCAATGTAAATTAATAATTTCTTATAAACAGGAATTAAATCCAGAATTTACTTGTGGTAGTTATTCTTTTAGTTTAAGGATTGATTTAAAAAAAAATACATTTTCATTAAATAATTTTATATTAAACTATAATGTTGACGACTGTAATCCTAAAAAAAACTTAGCTAGTGAGACAGAGTCGGATGTTCAAATAGGTAATTCTTTTTTAAAAAAGAGTGCTAATTTTCTTAAAAATAATAAAGCAACTATTGCTGCTGGTTTAGCAACAAGTGGATTACTTACAGTTGGGGCACTCTATTTAGCAGGGGTTCTTGGAGGAAAGAAAACTAAAAAATCTAAATCAAAAAAATTACAACGAAATCATAAAAATAAAAAAAATAGAACTAAACGTAAAATAAATAAAAAAAATAATTAACAAAATAATTTACTTGCTAATTCTTTATAATAAAAATTATTATATGGAATATTATTTTGTAATGCTTTATTTAATGTTTTAACACTTATTTTTAATTCTTTACACCTTTTCTCATTTCATAACTTGTGAAAACGCCCATTATAGACGCAAAAAAAAGAAAAAATGCAAAATCAATAGTAGTCATAGAAACCCAAAAGTAAAAGAATTAATAAATAAAGATAATCATCTTCTTTATGGTGTTCCTTACCAGCATTTCACAAATAGTATAGAAAATTACTTTAGTATGTTGAAATCGCGATTGCGGAAATTAGATGGATTGAGTTATGAAGAACTAAAGCGAAATATTGGAAATACAATTAAAACAATTCCAAAAGAGAAATACAGAAATATATTGAAAGGTGCATATGAAAGACCAGAAAGGTATGTATCAAAGAAAAATAAGACAAGGAAAATAAAGAAAAATTACTTGTAAAAATCTAATTTAAAATGGGCGTTTTCACAAGTTATGAAATGAGAAAAGGTGTAATATTAAAAATCAATATAAGTATTTAAATTTTAATATTAAAATATATAAATAAAAACCACACGATATAAGGTGCTTAGTTGGAATATGCTAAACCTCCCATACCACTCATAATTCTGAGAACGTTGTAGTTGGTAGCATATACACGAACCTTAGCAGTCTTAGTTCCTTCAACAGTGGCATTGGATAAGACCAATTGAAGTGTGGCATTATCAATTCTGGAGAAGTTACAAGTTCCTGAAGGTTGGTGTTCCTCTGGGCGAAGAGCGAAAGAGTAAACGTTAATACCTTCATCAGGATTTCTGGTGTGTGCTTGGTATGGTTGGACCAATCCAAAGTAAGTTCCTTCACGCTCAGAGAAACGATCTTGGCCGTTAAGTTGAAGCTTAGCGGTAACAACTGGATTTTGACCCCAGCAGTGAAGTAGTAGAGAAGTTTCAGTAAGAACGAATGTTCCTGCGTCTGAGACAGTTGAACCATTGTTGTGATCTGAAGTGGTGTAATCTCTTAGAAATTCACTGATTAGAGGATTGTTAGCACCTAGTGATTCTTCAAGGTTGGTAATAACATCTGGGACTGGAACATGTTGACCACCAAAATTTACCTCATTGTAAGGATTTTGAGGACCATGCCAGTATCCAGTGAAACCACTTGGGATCTCATAATCTAGAGCACCAGCATCATTGAAAAGACCACGAGCATCAATGTATGAACCAGCATCACGAGCAGTTGCCATTGGAGCACCAAAAGCATGGATAGCATTTGGAAGAGCATCAATAGCATCTGTGTAGTTGAATGGTTGGGCACCTAGGACCTTGAATAGAAGAGCATCACATACAAGGGATGAACAGTAATCTACGTTTTGATCTGGTTGGACAACCCAGATTAGCTCCTTTACTGGATGGTTGAAGTTAAGCTTGATCTTGTTACTTGAGGAACCAACTGATTCATCACCAGTGAATTGAAGTTGGGTAATTAAGTATTCATGAGGATTTTGGGCAAATCTTCTGCGTTCATCAGTATCAAGGAAAACGTAGTCTACGTATAGGGAAGCAGCAACTAAAGATTGATTGTAAGCAATTGCTGCTGGAACTGGACGACCTGGTGCATATTGATCTCCTTTACGTTCAATTGCTTCAGTATCTGCTCTGTATCTATCAGCGTTACAACTTAAAGTGGTAACAGCCCATAGACATTCATCAATTGGTCTAATATCAAGATTAATCTTTACTTCATGATATTGAAGAGCAATCAATGGTAAAGCTAGACCTGGGTTGGTACAGAACCAGAATTGAAGAGGAACGTAAAGAGTGGTTTCAGGAAGAGCATTACGAGGAGCACAAACTTGACGAGGAGCTAATGAATCACAAGGACCATCTACTTCTGCGAAAGAAGGATCAGTAATGAATGTCAATTGAGTGGTGTTACCAATCATTTGGAAATAACCACGCTCTTGTTCAGCAGTCATAGTCAATTGGTTCCAGATGTGCATCCAGTCACCATATTGACGATCAATTCTTTGACCACCAATTTCTACTTCAACTTGAGCAATAAGTTGCTCACCAGGGTAATCTAACCAACGAGCATAAACACCTGATCCAATACCAAGGGCAAATGAAGCAATACCCATAAGTTGGTTAATTTCAGGTAGGGTAACTTGTAAATAAGTTCTGTAAGCAAGATCACCGTTTCTACTAATTACGCATTGAACACGGCGACCGAAATCTGCTTGACCATTGAATGTTTGTTCAATTGATTCAATGGCAAAATTTGTGTAACGTCTGTATGTTACTTTCCAAAAAGTAATTTGAGGATTACCTGTACATTTCCTCTACCTTATTTTTCAATAAGGATTAGACTATATCTTAAAAAGAAATTATTTTTTATTTATATAATATTCATATGTTTCTTTACTTAAAATAAAATCTTCCGAAAACCATTTAGTCGTTGAACCTTCTTCTTTAAAATTTATTATTTTTTCTAAAATATAATTTACTTGATTTGAATCAATATCTTTTTTTGAACAATTGAATTTTACTGTTACTGGCATTAAATTTGACCAATTCCAACATTTCAATTTTTCATCCTCATTTGTTAAATCAAATTTACAAACTGGAATTATATGATCTATTGACCAATAACTTCCATAATTATCCCATTTCATCTCATCTGTGAAATTATATTCAAACCATTCTCTCAAGTATTGAATATTACAACCAATATAATTCATTGTTGAATCATTTTTTATAAGAACTGTTCTTAAACGTGAAGCTAGTGATTTTTTTAATCTATAATTTATATTTGTTTGACTCTCTTTTTTACACCATTCAGTTTTTTGTTCTAATAAAAATTTAGGATAACAAGAAATACAAATCTTTCTTTTATAAAACTTTTTTAACTTAGCAAAATCTTTTAATACTTTTTCTTCTTCACATTTTTCACATTTTGCTATTTGAGTTTCTAATTTATTTTTTATTAGATTCTTTTTTCTTATTTTGTCTTTTTCATTCAAACATGATTTACATGTTTTTGAAAAAGAATTAGACTTATCCGTATATTTTCTAAAATTTATTATTGGTTTTATTATTTCACACATTCCACACTGTTTTTCTTCCATGTTTGTATTGTATTTATATTATTATATTTTTAAATATATATTTTAAATTATAAAGAAGCTTGGATGCTCATTGCCCATTTCTAAAAAATAATTATCATCTTATTCATTGTCACTATACCCAAGTTTTTTGTCTTGGCCACAAACTTCTCACAAAATTTGTTTAGTAGAATAAGCTTTAGGGGTTTCAAGCAGTTTGATTTTCTCACCAGGGCTTTTCAAATTAAAAAAATTTTTAATTTCCCTGATTAACATCTGTGGTACTCCTTGAGTGTCCACAAAGGGCTTTATGAATGTCTTATTTTTTCGACATTCCCCGATGTTTTTCTACCCTACAGGCTTTTAAGGTATACGTCCTGTGCTCCGTAAGCTACGAGTTGCATTAATCCGCCTCCCATTTTATACATTCCTAAAAGAAAAAAAATTTTTAAAAATTAATTTAATTAATTTAACTAAATTAAATTTTAATCTTCTTAATTATGATAGTATTTTATTAATGTCTGTATTTTCCTTCATAAATGTAGCTAAAAATTTTTCATCAAATATTTCTTTTTTTCCTTCATGATTTTTAGTAAAAATATAGGAATCTTTCCTTTTTTTTATAGACCAACCACTATCTAAAGCATTATATAAAAATATCATTTTTTGAAATTTTATTTTATCTATATCTATTTTCCCTGAGGAATCCTCTATATTTACCTCTATATCCATTATATTACTAAATGAAACAATTTTTTGATTTTTAACTATTCAATATTTATTTTTCATTTATTTTTTTACACCTTTGCGCATTTTCACAAGTTATGAAATGCGCATAGTAACTGTTACTGTGCAATGATAAATCGTCCCCGAATGGGCCATTTAATTGTGTAAAGGTTTATACAGATTTACATTATTCAATTACTACAATAATTTAATTTATATATTTTATATATTTTATAAATTATCTATTAAATAATTCTTAACTATTTTATATATTATATATTTCTATGCCATCTTTTAAACCAAAAGCTAATAAAAAAATTAAAGTTTGTAAAAAGTATTCTACCACATTAGATGGTAAGCATAAAGAATTTGTTAATGAATTTAATAAATACGAATTTGAAACTATTCCTATATTAAAAGAAGAAAGGTATAATTTAAAAAAACAATTAGAATTTGAAACTAATTTAATTATTGAACAAAAAATGGAAATTAAAGATAGAATTAAAGAAATTAATGAAACCATTAAACAATTAAAAAATAAAAAAAATAATTATTTTCTTGATAATTCTAAATTTATATTTGAATATTTTGAAAATAAAAAAAATATTAATAATATTGATGATACCAATAAAATTGTTACTTCCAAAAATCAATTACTTTTTAACATTTTTAAAATTAAACAAAAGGATAATGATAATGACAATGATACAAATATTAATGAAAATAAAAATAAAAATATTGTTCAAAAATATTTAAGTAATATTGATGAATCATTTATTGATATGAAATCTTATATTAGAGAGACCGATATTTGTCAAAGTTGTTATAAAGGAGAAATGATTCCTCTTGATGATGAAGGTGTTCTTATTTGTAATATTTGTGCTGTTAATATTCCTTATTTAATTGAAAATGAAAAACCCAGTTATAAAGAACCACCTAAAGAAGTTTGCTTTTATGCTTATAAAAAAATTAATCATTTTAAAGAAATATTAGCACAATTTCAAGGTAAAGAAACTACACAAATACCCGATGATGTTATTGAACAAATACAGCAACAAATTAAAAAAGAAAGAATATCTATTGAACAACTTACACATCATAAAACTAAAGAAATTTTAAAAAAATTAGGATTTAATAAATATTATGAACACATCGCATTTATTAAAAATAAATTAGGTATTAAACCTCCTGTTTTTAGCCCTGAATTAGAAGATACACTTTGTAATTTATTTATGGAAATTCAATCTCCTTATGCTAAAACTTGTCCTGATTATCGTGTTAATTTTTTAAATTATTATTATGTTCTTTTTAAATTTTGTGAATTACTTGAAGAAACACATTTCTTACACGATATACCTTTATTAAAAGATCGCGAAAAACTCATTGAACAAGACGAAACTTGGAAAAAAATGTGTGTTGAATTAGATTGGGAATTTATACCTACTGTATAATTTTTTTATACTTTGTAATTTAACGCATTTTTGAACTGATCATATTCATCTTCTTTATATGCTATTGGATTTGTTGTTACGCTTGTTGTAAATCCTCGGCCTCCTTTTTGTCTTTTATTTTTTCTTGTTTTTCTTGTTTTTCTTCCTTTTTTATAACTTTTTTTATTTTTGCTAGTATGTTTTCTTTTATATATTGATTTTCCTCCTAATTTTTTTTTTCCTCCAAATGTCATACTTATATCTTCACTTGACGTATTTCCACTTAAACTACTTAAATCTGAATCCATTGATATATCTAATTCATGTGATTCTACTGGGGTTATTGTTGGTATTATATTTTGCCTTATCGGCTCATTTGCTATTGATAAATCATTCGTATCTAATGTTGTATTATTTATATCAGAATCATCTGTTACATTTAATTCTGATATATTCATTGTTGCCTGACTTGTATCTAATTCAGATATATTCATTGGTCCTTGTGATTCAATTGAATCAGAAGTTGTATTAACACCTCCTCTAAATCTTCTATTTTTATGAAACATTGTTTTTCTTTTTTTTAAAATTCTTTTTCTCGTGCTTACCATAATATATTATATTACGAATAAAATATATTACGAATAAAATATATTATATTACGAATAAAATATATTATATTACGAATAAAAATAAAATATATTACGAATAAAATATATTATATTACGAATAAAATATATTAATTTATTTTTTACACCTTTTTTTACTTCGTTATAACATTTACTGTGCTTCGCCGAAATGCCGATTTATATTACACCGACCAAAAAGAAAAATGAGACAAATTTCTAAATGGTTTATTCGGTGTTGAAGGGATTATTAGTTCCTTCCAATAAAGGAGTTTCACCTTTTAACTTAACCCAGTAAATCTGGTGAAGGACGAAATGAGTAGCAATTTGTTACAAGGTTTATTTGTTTTCTCAAAACTGCTTAACCAAAAAGGGAAGTAACCACATCTCAATATTACTTATATGTATTATATAACATTTATTTAAGTTGTTTTGTCTCATTTTTCTTTCCGGTCGGTGTAATTTTCCATTAATGTATATTTTATTATCATAACTACAATAAAAATCAAAACATTTTATTTCATTATCAGTTGAATAAGTCGGAATAATGTTGTTTGATGAAAAAGATAATATACCTATCATTATTTTTGATTTTAATTATTGAATATTTTTTTTCTTTCTATACTCATTTAGTCCTTTTATTAATAAATATTTAACTTCATTATCTAATCCTTCGTGGTCATCTGACATAGAATTAATACAATATTTTCCATAATATGTTTTATTGTTTTTTCCAATTTTATAAATAAAAGTAATAAATGGCATCTGCGTTGCTCTAAATAATTTTGGCGTTTCAAATGTTATAACGAAGTAAAAAAAGGTGTAAAGACTTAAAAACATTTTATCATATTTTTATTTAGAACCCCCCTGGGAACTTCACTAGATTTAATCCAATACCTATTCCAGTACCTGATCTTGCGTTTACACCCATTGCTGGAATATATGTATCCAAAATAGCAAAAGTTGCTGCTGCGGTTAAAGCAATTAAAGCAATTTCTTCAAGATTTAATGAACGCCTTGGAATAGCAAATGCAGCAATTGAAACCATTAAACCTTCAATCAAATATTTAATAATACGCTTAATTAGCTCAGTAATATCAAACATACCCATCTTATATTAAATAAAAAGAAAAAAATAATAATTATATAAATTTAAACTTAAAACTAACAATTTACTAAAATATATATGAGTAGTAAATCTAAATCTACGGGCACTAAGAAATCATCATTTGAAAAAAAAACTAAGAAAGATGGCACTCCTAATCCTAAATATGTTGATCTACTTGAAGTTGATAAACCTATTGCTGGACAATCTTTCGGTTGTTTTTCATTTATTTCTCCTGAAAATATTCTCAAACAAAGAGAAATGTTTTTATTTGAAGAGTTCCTAAAGAAATGGGAAATGAATAAATCTATGGAAAAATTTCATCAATTTTTAAATTTTCTTTCTTATAAATACAAACTTAACTTTGAAGATATTATTAAAGATTTTGAAGGATTTGTTAAAGAAGAACGCGAATCTATTGTCAACTCATCTATTGAAGATGATTATAAAACTTTTTTAGATCGTGAAGAAGAAGAACTTGAAAAGAAATTTAATCTTAAATATAATTTTCAAACTTCTGTTAGAGGCTTCAAAGCTAGAGGCAACTTTGCTTCTCAAGAAGAAGCCGAATTACGTGCTAAGCTTTTAAGAGAAACTGATCCTAGTTTTGATGTTTTTGTCGGTCCTATTGGCACTTGGCTACCTTGGGAACCTGAAGCTTATAAAACTGGACGCGTTGAATATATGGAAGAAGAACTTAATCAACTTGCTCAAGAAAAGAAAAAGAATGAAACTGTTGCTAAAACCGCTTTTGAACAACGTATTAAAGAAACCAAACAAAAAGCTATTGAAGAAAATAAAAAGAATGCTGAAAAATATGGCAATCCTATTACTCAAGATATTGATTGTGAAGGTAATCTTATTGGTATTAGTGATATTAATACCACTGAAAAAACATTTAGCACTAAAGATCCTGAAACCATTTCTGTTGCTGATATTCGTTCTGAACTCTTTGAAAATGAAAATATTGTTACTGGCAAAACTGATTATGGCATTTCTCAATTGAAATCTGGACCATTCGCACCACAGAATAATTAAATATATTTTTAATTTTTTTATATTTTATAAAATAAAATATAAAATTGATTTTATTATTTGTTTTTTTTATTAGTTAAAGTTTTGTATGCTCATGTTTAATAAATCTCTTAATTTTATTTTTAAATATTTAAAATTTGTTTTTGAAATTATTGGTATTTATTTGATATGGATTATTATTCATCACTTTTCTGGTATATTATATCATAAATTTTGCACACCATCTACTTTACTTGGATTCTTAATTTCACCTTTTATTGTTTTAACTCCATATTGTTCCGCATTAAGATGGGTTATATTTAATGGAGGTAATATTATTACTAATATGTGGATTATACTAGGAACTTGGATATCATCTAAATTATGTAAAAATATTTTAACTAGTTAGGCAATTCTTTATAATCTTTCTTTGGAATTAAAGCAGCATCTAAATAAAATTTATCTGGATCAATATTATTTGGTTTTTTTAATACATTTACTATTTCATTTATTTTATTATCTTGAAAAGGCTTAAACTTATACAGATTTATTACATTTTCTACTAATTCACTTCTTTGTATATCACACGCGTTTAATTCTATTAGTCTTATATTTTCTAGACTTTGATTACTATTTTTATATAACTTTATTTTTTCTATCAAATTTTTTAATCCATTATTCTCCAATTTATCACTTTGCTCTAAATCTCCTGTTATTACCATTCTACTATTTGATCCTATTCTTGTTAATAACATATACATCTGATTTGGACTACTATTCTGCATCTCATCTGCTATTATAAACGCATTCTTAAATGTTCGTCCTCTCATAAAACCTAATGGTGATATTTCTATTTGTCCATTTGTCATCATACTCGCAACTTGTGTCTTTGAAAAATACTCTTCCAATATATCAAAAATTGGTCTTGTCCATGGATCCATCTTTTTTATTATTGATCCTGGCAAAAATCCTATTTCTTCTTCAACTGGAACAACAGGTCTTGTTATTATTATCTTATCTATTTTATTTTCTTTTAAATAATTTACAGCACTATTACATGCCATTAATGTTTTACCTGTTCCTGCTGGACCTATTACTACTGTAATACAATCTTCTTTAGAATCTAAAGCATTTACATATTCTTTTTGATTTGTAGTCTTTGGAACATATAATGGCACATTTTTTAAATTATCTTTTTTCATTAGTGGAGTAAATCTTTTTCCAAAACTTATTAACCTCTTATTTTCAGTTAAAATACATTTACTGCTTAATAAAAGCGGCACCGTTAAATAATGTAAAAACTTCATTATTATTATAATTATAGCTAAAAATCTAAGTAATTTTCGTTATATAATAATAATCATTATTATAGATTATTTTACACCTTTTTTTACTTCGTTATAACATTTACTGTGCTTCACCGAAATGTCGATTTTCAGCAATCCTCCTAAATAACTGCTTTTGGATTTCTATTATTCGTCATTCTACTTTATTTGTAAAAATTGTAAAGTCAATAGTAAGGAATTTCACCTTACAATGGTCCAACTTTGAACCCTGCTATAAACAGGTGGAGAACAAAATGAGTTACCATCTTGTAATATGCTTTGTTTGATTTTGAATATAACATACTACGGTTAAACAATCTTAATAAGAAAGGAAGTAACCTCATTCATTATTACTTATAATATAAAATGAAAGTATGTTTAAGTTGTTTTATAAAATTTTAATCGGCGTTTCGGCGAAGCACAGTAAATGTTAAATGGTAATAAACCGATCTGTTATATTCCTGAACGGTTTATTACCATTTGCTCTTTTTTACCGCTATTTTTGGTCCATGACCGCGTTTCTTGACATTATTTGGGTCATATTGTTCATCTTCATCGTCATCATTTATCTGTTTTGATAGCTCCCAGAATTCTTTTGAGCCTAATCTGAATTCATTATGAGCATCTGCCTTATACCAAAAAACCTGGTCTTGTAGTTTATTTGACTTTGCGTTATTATTTATTACTAGACACTCGTAATTTTCTGTGCATTGATCCATCACCTGACAAAAGGACTCCAATGTTGGAAACATACCAGCATAATTCTCATAAATACGCTTTCTATTTGCGATATAAGGTTCTCTCAAAATGAAGACGTAATCAATGTTAGTTCTGAGCGTCGGAGGGATGCCTAAAGGATATTGCATTGTGATAAGTAACATTACCTTCCAGTGTCGACCATTCATGAAGAGGAGACGCATCATCTTATCACGTGCCCAGGTATTATCATATAAACAATCATCTAAAATTACAAACGTCCTCGGATCTATTGTTGACCTATTAAATTGCTCCATTTCCTTTTTTATTTGCTTCAAAACACCTCGCTGTCGCTTTAAAATATTTTCAATTATAGCCGTATTGTATTCATTATGAATAAACAGCTTTGGCACTAATTTACCATAAAAACCGTTACCCTCTTCAGTTCCAGATATAACCGTTCCAATTGGAATATCCTGATGATAATATAATAAATCTCTCACTAAAAATGATTTACCAGTATCACGACGACCTATTAATACAACTACGGGCCCTTTTGATTCATTTGTCTTAAAACTTATACTTTTCATATCAAACCTCTTTAATTCTAAATTCATTATAATTATTATACTAAATAAAAACATTTTATTTACGCATTTTATACATTTTTTATTTTTATTTAGGCATATTTATTATTTTTTTAAATAATTAGTTAAATATTTATTTAATTTATATTTTATTTAGCTAATGACTATTTCTGTAAACTACCAAAAACGAAAGAATAACTCTCTTTTTAATAAATTTCTTACTAACAAAAATATTAATTTATCTCTGGTTCAAAATTATATTCCTATTTATGATAGATTCTTTTCATTAAATGAATCTAACTTTAACTCTATTAATTTAAATCATAAATGGACTATCTCTGATATTAAAGACATTAAATATAAGGATTTAGATAATCAACATATATTTTTATCCAAATTAAAAAATATTTATGATGATAATGACATTATCCATTCTCAAAAAATTTTTATTAAAATGGCTCCCCTTTTAGATCCTTTTAAATATCTTGTTGGTAAATATAATTATCTTGATTCTAATTTGTTTAATTTACCTTCCTTTGATAAAAATATTAATGTTCATAGCAAAATTTCTGATCCTAATAATTCTTCCTATATTGACGGGTTCTTCTCTTTTTTAACTAATCAATTATTACATGAACATCATTTTATACACGGTGTTGAATATTATGGCTCTTTTTTAGCTATTAAAAATGATTATAAACTTAATGTTATTGATGATTTAGATTATCTTATACAATCTGATTTTTTTAATAAACAAAAAAATATTTTATTCAAAATTGATGATTATTCTCATCTTATTACTAATCAGGAAAACAATAAATTACAACCTCTTAACATTTCTTCTACTATTAAGTCTAACTCATCTGCTTTATCTTTAAAATCTATTGATGATAATATATTTGAAAATATTTTTCAAACTAACAATTCTCATGTCTCTTTAAATGATATCAAAACTATGGGAGTTGAATTAATTGATATTACTAATTCTAATGATTTTAATATT